CGCTTACTCTCGAAACCTAATAGGAGCACGATATGTGTTATAGTAATGTAGTTAGGCAAGAACTACTCAATCGAGTTTCACATTTACTCGAAACTTGCCAATCTTGTGCGGATGACAAAACTTATGTCATTCCGTACGATTCGCAAGTCGAGATAAAGTTAGATTCTTTTGAGTTATTTGTCCTACTTAACGACATGACTTATACAAAGCGTGCTCTCGATTCACAGTCACCTGTCGCTTTGTCCTTCCGTGGGCATCGCTTGGGTGATAATGATCGGCGTTTGGCTTGGGTCCTCCCCGATTATAAATGGGGATTTCCTGTTCCTAACGCTATGTTGGAGGTGGAATATGAATAAAGACATATTCATTAGCATAAGGACCTCGTCATTAGCAATAATGATCTGGCTCCTATATGCAATTTCACCATCGATTCGAGAAATTGTAAGCATGGTACCTAATGGAGTAATTACGGAGACTCCGATTGGCGTTTCGGCCAACCCTCCGAGTGCGGTAGATTATCGCACCGATTTGGATGATCTTCAAATCGCCCCAGATATGGGGAGGTTCACATGACCACTCTTAATTATACCGAAGGCACCCTCTATGGCCCAGTCTATAAAGCTGAGCTAAAAGACGGTGTTGACGGTAAATATTATGTTGATGCAACTGGTAAGCAAGTTATTAAGTGGAATGATTACTCTCGTACGCATGTAGACAATTCGTCGGTTATTTCCGCGAAAGGTTTTTACATTGCAGGGGGTATGTTTCCAGAGAATTCCAAGCTAATCAGGCCATTGACACATTTACAATCCAAGCTGGTTAATCGCATCAGAGGTCACTCCTTTAATATGGGAGTTGCTCTGGGCGAGAGCCGGCAAACCATTAATATGGTTTTGGATAATGTAAAAGCGATTGGTCTTGCCGCCAGGGACGTTAAGCACGGTCAGTTTTCTGACGCTCTTAGACGTCTCGGTTCTCAGTACGACGTTAATGATTTCCTTGGTCGACGCCCTAATAAGCTGAAAGGCTTAAAAGGCGGCGTTTTGGGTAATACCAAAAGTCTAAAACCTTTAGATACTAAAGATTTCGCTAATAGATGGCTAGAAATACAGTATGGTTGGAAACCACTTCTTAATGATGTATATGAGGCATCTAAGGCCTTTAAGGCTTTAGAAGGTCCTCGAACATTACAAGTCGTAGTAACCACCAATGACCATGGCACTTATGAAGCTTCGCAGTCTCCTAGCCTGTACAAATGTCCAGGTAATTGGAGAGTGAAGCAGAAACTAATCTATGAATTCAGAGAGGACATTTCCGTTTCACGTTCTTTGGGTCTGGATGACCCTTTGTCCGTGATATGGGAATTAATGCCTTACTCTTTTGTAGTAGATTGGTTCCTTCCGATCGGAACGTTTTTAGACAATCTTGCTATGATACCTAAGCTGAAAGGCCGAAGTATTCATACAAAGTTTATAAAAAGTGATTTCCGTGGTGTCGGCGTGCTCGTTCCACCGAATAATACTTCTTATGTTGGGGCCTCTACTCGAGGTTCAAGCATGAGATTGGTGAGAACAGTCAGCTCAATGGGAGTTCCCATTGCTTATCCAGAATTTAAACCTCTGGAAAAGGTATTCACAGGTGCCCATTTGCGTAATGCGTTGGCGCTTGCGAGGCAACACTTTAAGTAGTGATGTTAATCTAATATCAAAACAACCCTTATTTAAACTTAAAATAATAGTAATCTATTAATAGGAGCCTATCATGGCAGCAATGACTAACTTACTGGTCAAAGATGACACAGTAACAACACCAGTGGAATTTACTTTGACCCCTGTTTCTGACACGCCTATTCCAAAATGGCGCGGCACCGCAGCTAACGTCCCTTTGGACGGTCAACTACGGTATGAAGCATCTGCTGTAAAGCAGAAGAATGGGTCTTATAAGATTACCACCAAGCTGGAAGTTCCAGTTCTGGAAACTCTTGGCGCATCTGGTACAGCCCTCGGATACGTTGCACCTCCAAAGGTCGCGTATGTTACAACTTGTATATTTACAATGTTTGCTGACAAACGCTCAACCTCTCAGGATCGTGCTAACGCAGTAAAGCTGGCAATTGGTATGATACAGGGTGCCTCTAGCACAACGGCAACCGGTGTTCTTGCGAACACCGCTGCTGGAAATGCATGGGTTAACTCCGTACTTCCAATACCTCAACTTTACACCGGGGTTGTTGTCCCTAACTAACACGTATTGAGAACACGTGAAGGTTAGTCCTTTTAACTCTACTAGCTTTATGCTAGTAGTTCTCACTTAGTGGTGAAAACAATGAGTTTTACAAAAAAGAAAAGCGTCCAAGGTTCCTTAGAAATTATTGGAACATTAGTACAGGTTTGCTGCAATAAAGGTGGCCACATTTGCTCGAAATTGAAAAAACTTTTCGATCAAGGTGATTACCTAGGTATTATTGATTATCAATTTGATTATCATAATCTACCTTTAGATAGTAACGATATTCTCTATGCTAGACAGATTCAGGGCCTGTTTTCCAAACAGGATTTTCTGAACTTGGGCATAGATAAAGAAGAAGTTGCTTTTCTAAAGTTTTTGCAGTCCGAAGAACAATGTAGAGAGACGAATCGCCGTTTTAGGATAGGAGCTCCTGCATATGCAGGCGTTGAAGAGGTATTGTACCTCTCTCGACGTAAAATAGCAAGTATCTTAGGCGACGTTCCGGATATCTCTGAATTAACATTCAAATTCGGACCTGGAACAAACACCAGCACTTCAATGGAAGAGGCTAATCCTAGGATTAAACTCTCTTCTAGTCTAGAGTGTAGTATGAACTTTGCTCCCTTTGCTCGGGCATTCTTAAGTGAATTTCCGAACTGGGAAGCTGCCCACCAAGTACAATCATGTCTCGAGGATAGGAAAATGTTTAACGACATTACCTTTTCTCTCGAAGAATATTGGCCGGTGATCAGCGTCTCCAAAGGACAGCTTTGTTTTGTACCTAAGACATGCAAGACTAAACGCGTAATCGTAAAAGAAACAATACTTAATGGTTTTTACCAGAAAGGGGTTGGATCTTATATACGTCAGTGTCTAGCCGAGCATGGCCTGGATCTACGTGACCAGCAAAAGAATCGTGATTTAGCAAGAAAAGGTTCCGAGAGTGACAGGATTGCCACTATCGACCTATCCGCTGCGTCCGATACAATTGCATATGGTTTTGTACTAGACCAGTTGCCGCCTGAATGGTTTCATTTTCTTGAAATCGGAAGGACGGAGGCTGTTACATACAAGAAAAAGGATCTTACGATCGAGCTTCAGAAATTCTCTAGTATGGGCAATGCCTATACTTTTGAATTGGAATCTCTTTTGTTTTATTCCCTTGCATGTAGTGTTTGTGAACATTTACACATAGATTCGAAGGATGTCCGTTCCTACGGGGATGATATAATCATTCCTGTAACAGCTGTGCCTTTAATGACCGAAGTTATCTCCTATTGTGGTTTTACGATTAATCTCGAAAAATCCTACTGGAGTGGTCCTTTTAGGGAGAGCTGTGGTGCTGACTACCTTTATGGTTTCGATATTCGCCCATTTTATCTTAAGGAACAGATAAGTGAGCGAGTCCTTTACCTTATGCACAATTGGTTTGTACGTCACTGTGAGAATGAACTCGCAGATGCTGTATTAAGCTTTGTGCGCCATGACGAGGCGTTGTGGGGTCCGGATGGATATGGTGATGGCCATTTAGTTGGCAACCATAAACTAAGGACTTCACGTACGCTTATTCGAAATGGCTATGGTGGAGGAGTCTTTGATACTTATACAACCAAGAAGCGTCATAATAAGCGGCGTTACTTTGGTGATTGGGTCTATCCATGCTACTCGATTTATGCTCGTTTCGGGAATTCCGACGAGTATGAATTGGGTTTTTGCGACGGACTTGTGACTTGGGATAAAGCTGACAGTATTACCGGAACGGTAATACCTTCAACGTCAGTTGATCCTGATGCCACAAGAGGCCTGACCGGGTATAAAAAGATATCGATCTACACATTGGCCACGTCCATATTTGGACGTGTAAATCAATCGGATTGATTAATTTCACACTATGTGTGGCCGGGACCCTGAAATGGGCCCCGTGGTCTGAG